CACTACCGTGTACTTGGAGGTTGGTCAGGTAGTTACCTAACAGGTGACTCTTGGCGTCTCAACAGCGGTATAGTTAAGTCAGAGTTTGACGGAGACTATTGGAGGTTCTGGGGGGCTAGTGGTAGTTGCTATAAGTGCTATGTAGATAACTACGGTCTCAAAATGAGCAATGCCCCTGCTTACAATCAGATGAAAGAAATATACGGTGACAGAGTAACCCTGCTTAAAGACCAAGAGTGGGTGCAGGTAGACTGGGACTGGATTATTAAAGGAGACGGAGAGTGACTGATGACATATTTAAACAACAAGGACCGAACAAATGCCCACATGGATACATGCCGCAATCGTAGGTGCAGGTTTCGGCCTTATCCTCTTTGCAATCTCACAAATTAACTGAGGACTAGTAGATGATTGAGCTTTGGATAAATATTGAGACTGTAAATGATGGTAGTGATTTCTCAAAAATACACGGGCCATACAGCACAGAGCGCGAGGCATTTGAAGATAGTAGGGCCTTGTCACGGTTGGCAGGGAAAACTATCTATGATTTCGACCAGCGCAGGCTGGCAACATAGAAGCAATAGCTTTGCCACCTACCGCAGAAATAAACGAAGGTAAAACATGACTGAAACAATCCACCTACCCTGCCCTGACGAACAGAACCACAAAGGGGTAAAAGTCCCTTGTCCAGACCCAGAGTGTGATGCTTGGCATGCTTACTCATGGGATGAGGACAAAGGCGTTGGGGGTTGTTTTTCATGTGGTTATAGGACATGGAGGTACAACGGAAAAATGTATGGCGCAACAGAACACGGTAAAGGAAAACCATTGGGTAGTACTGACAAAGCTTTTGACACTAATGCAAGTGACGTTAGTGGTGTAGTAGACGTGCAAGACTTCACGCCTAAGAACATTACCGAAGATAAGGGTACTTTTGTAGGTATGCGAGGGATTACCTCAAGTACTATGGAGAAGTTTAACGTAAAGACTGATGGGGATAAACAACACTATGTCTACCCTAGCGGTGGTGTTAAGACACGTTACATCTCGACTAAAGACTTTAGTGCTAGTAACCTGCGTAGTGATGAACTCTTCGGTATGAACCTGTTCCCCGTAAACGCCTCTCGTATCGTTACTATCACGGAGGGTGAAGTGGACACCATGAGTGCTTGGCAGATGCTCTCACAAGGGTCTACCTATGTTAATCCTGTAGTATCACTGCCAAGTGCTACACCTTCAGGCAAACTGTGGGAGAAGTGCAAAGGTTGGCTTGATAGCTTTGAGAAGATCATCTTGAGTGTGGACAATGACACAGCAGGGGCTAAGGTAGCTGAGACTATGTTCGACTTGTTCCCTACTAAAGTCTACATGATGGACCACGGTAACCACAAGGACGCTAATGACTTCCTACAGGCTGGTGACCAAAAGGCATACAAGAGTGCGTGGTGGGGCGCACGTAAGTACTCACCAGCGGGCTTTACAGCAGGTGTAGATGCATGGATGAGTGCTATTGATGGGGAAGACCCCTATGAGTACACACCTACCCCTATTGAGGCTTACAACAAGATTGGTAAGGGGTTAGTCAAGGGTGGTATCACAGTGGTTAAGGCACCACCGGGTACAGGCAAAAGCTCTTATCTACGTATGCTCATGCACTTCCTAGCAGTTAAGCAGGATAAGGTGACAGCAGCACTTATGATGGAAGAAGTAAAGAGCGTCACAGGACGTGCTATGGCTACCTATCAGCTTGGTACTAATGTAAAGACCAAGGAAGATGCTGAGTTCAACGGTGTAAGTGAGGATCAAGTCAAGGAGGCTATCAAGGTAGTCTTAGGTGAAACAGGTGAGAGGTTCGTAAGTTTCGACATTAACCCACAAGACCCTGTAGAGGACACACTTAAGCAGTGTAAGTATGCTATCTCTGTGTACAATGCTGAGTATATTTTCATTGACCACCTTCAGCGATTGGCGTATCTATCGGGTACTGATGGGGCTACAGCAGCCTTGACTGAACTAGGGGTAAAACTTACAGAACTAGCCAAGCGTCGTAATGTGGGCATTATTTGTATTAGTCACGTCAACTCTGATGGACGCACTAAATACGCTTCAAGTATCGAAGAGGAAGCTATCGTGTTGATTGAGATGAGCCGTGACAAGAAGTCTGATGACATTCAAGAGCGTAACACGACTTACCTTGAGATCACAAAGAATCGTCCTTATGCCTTGACAGGACCAGCAGGTATGCTTACCTATGATGTAGAGACAGACATGGTCACTGAGCGATTGGGACCACGAGAACCTAAGACGGAGAACACTAATGACTTTTGATAAGATTTATGTAGTCTACTCGTTAGGTAATGACCCTGACGCTACTTGTGTAGATCGTGAGGTAGCCTGCGAGATTGCAGAGTTGCTTGAGAATGAAACTGGTAGAGAACACTGGGTAGCAGACCTTGATGTAACCATGACTTTGGAGGATTTTACTGATGGACGTTAAGACCAAACCACTAGAGACTGATATTCTTGAGATGGCTATTGCTGCAATAGATAAATCAGATGAGACTTCCCTACAGCTTGTAGACAAATACCTTAAGTTGCTCCTTGGTAACAACCTCTACTATCAGTACTGTAGTAAGGTAGTACGCGAGGGGATGAAAGAGATCATCGAGGATAATATGAACCCTGAGTTTGATGTCTATGAGACGCCAGATAACAAAGCCTTAGAGAGTGCAGCAGCCTATCGTATGCTCAAGTATTTCTCTACACCTTCTGAGTATAAGACTTACGTTGAAGCTCTACGAGATGAACAAGAGGAAGACTAATGCCTGAGTGGAAATCCTTTAAGTCTTTTCCTAAACGAGAGAGGGTATTAGTGTGTTATCTAAACCTGTGGGGGTACAACCATGTGACGGAGGCTTACCAAGATTTTGATGAGGACTACCCTGTATCGGTTAATGGAGCAGTTCTGAAGGTGCCTTTCGTTTGGATAGAGATGATTGACGGACCTAACCTTTGCGACTTCTACCGCACTGTAATAGAGGAGATTACCAATGAAGATCAGAGTATTTGATACCGAAGGAGTAGGACTTAACCATAAGGCAGAGAAGCTACACAACCTTTGCTACACTGAGGATGGTGAGACCTTCAAGTACACTACCTCCTACGAAGAAATGGTAGAGTGGTTATCTGAACCTGATGTACTGTGGGTAGGTCACTATAGTGTAGGGCACGACATGCCAGCTATCAACAAGGTACTAGGGCTTAACATGAACTATCGTCAGTTCTGGGATACTATGGCGGTCTCATGGTTTTTGTATCCAGAGCGGCCTAAGCACGGACTTGAGGCTATTGGTAAGGAACACGGTATCAAGAAGGTCGAGGTAGAAGAACACCAGTGGGCAGAAGGTGATCCTGAGCTTATGAAAGAGCGTGTTAAGACTGATGTTTTAATTAACTACAAAGAGTACGTGAAACAGAAGAAGAGACTTGAGGAGATATACAGTGGCTGATTTAACAGGAGAAGAACCTAACGAAAAAGGCTATATAAGTAAGTGGCTAAAGGTTGGTAGAGTTTGTGTCTTCAATGTCTATGACAAGGACCACAACCTAGTATTCCATGAGTCTAGGTCAAACACTAATGGCAGAGCAGAATCTTTATACGAGGGGGTATGTGAAAAGTATGGCGAACCAACAAGATACAAAAGTAAGTCCACCAAGCAATGACATCCTACGCTTCATTAGGTATCTTTCGTTCAAATATGATTGCCTTAGAGAGCAAGAGGAAAACCCTCTATACATCGACGTAGAGAAAGCCCAACGGCACTACAATGAACTTGAGAAGATCAAAGAGGAGAAGACAGTAGCCTTGGCTAAGGTTATGCCTCAACGTCCTATCGAGAAGTACAGGAACAAACCAAAGGTTATGCACACTAAAGATGGTAGCCTTAGCAAGCTAGGAGAGGCATGGTATCAGTTACTCAAGGGTATGCACCTACCCAGCACCACAGAAGGCCCTGTAACCATCGTAGAAGGCTGGGAAGACGGTAACCCTAATAGCCCTAGCCAAGTGAAGGAGTGGCTCTACAGTATGGGTTGGAAGCCCTGTACGTACAAGTACGATAGGAATAAGATCACAGGGGAAGAGAAGAAGATTGAACAGGTCCGCTATAGCTCTCCTAGTGATCCACGTAAGGGACAGCTAACGGATAGCGTACTCAAGTTGAAGGACAAGGAAAAGGGTGTTGAAGAACTTGAGGGCTTGACTGTAGCTACTCACCGTATGAGTATTTTTAAGGCTCTACTTGAGAATGCTGATCCTGAAGGTAGGGTTGTAGCTAGTGCTGGTGGGTTTACTAACACTCTACGCCTTAAGCACCGTAGTCCTATCGTGAACCTCCCTAAAGTGGGTTCCCCTTGGGGTGAGGAGATACGTGGGTGTATCGTTGCACCAGAGGGTATGACAGTGTGTGGTGCTGATGTGGTGTCGCTTGAGGATAACACTAAGCGTCATTTTCTATGGGACTACGACCCTGACTATGTGACCTCTATGATGACCGAAGGGTATGATCCGCATCTCGATTTGGCTAAACACGCAGGTGATGTAACGCAAGAGCAGATCGACTTGTATAATGAAGGAAAGGCACCAGAACTTAAGGCTACCCGTACCAAGTACAAAGTGACCAACTACAGCGCAGTCTACGGTGTTGGGGCAGCTAAGCTAGCTAGAGAGGCTGGTATGTCTCAGGGAGAAGCTAAGGCACTCCTAGAGGCATACTGGGAGCGTAACTGGGGTGTAAAGAAGTTGGCACAAGATCAGTACGTGAAGACACTTAAGGATGGGTCTATGTACCTAAAGAATCCCGTAAGTGGCTTCTACTACAGCCTACGGAACGACAGAGATACTTTTTCTACTCTTAACCAAGGTACGGGGGTGTTCATCGTAGACAGTTGGATTATGCACCTACGAAAGACTACACACCCAAGTGTTGTAGTTAGTATGCAATACCATGATGAGGTACTTGTGTACTGTAAAGTAGGAGAGGAAGAACAACTAGGAAAGGCTCTAGATGCAGCAATGACCAAGGTAAACGAGACACTGAAGTTAAACGTAACAATCGAAGTAGATCATCAAACAGGAGACAGCTACGCCAGTGTTCACTAGGGTGAGTCAATAATGTCACAACCCAAGTAAATAACTTAACAACCCTTGTATATACACACTAAAAAGGACTTATATATACATACTAGGGTCAACAAAACAAGGTACAAAAGGAAATAAAATGGCAACAGTATACGTAGAAGGCACAGCACAATTCGCTAAGGTATTCGAAGGTCAACAAGACCTCGGCGCTAACCTACCAGAAGGTTCAGACCAGCGAGTAAAACTTGAGTCTGTCCAAGGTCAGTACGTTATGAACTTGTT